CTGGACTTGCATCCGCTTTTGCATGTAGTTTTCAAATAAGTCCCTAGTCAAAAATATTTTGCGAAAAAATTTTTTTCGAATATACTTTTGTGATGGGATATAAAATAAGTATGATTCTGGGAGTCCTATTGGTAGCTTCTTTGGCAGGTTCGAAATACCTGTTCGACCAATTATCTCAGGCTAAAGCTAATCAAATGCTTTTAGAAGGTAAAATAACCGAGCAAAATGATTCAATCAAACAATATCTAGCTAAACAAGAACAACTATCCGCGGACCTTGGTAAGTTGGAAGCTCAAAAACAAGACGCTCTCCGTGAAGTCAATAAATTAAGACAAACATTTGCTAAGCATGATTTAGATAACCTTGCGTTAAATAAACCAGGATTAATAGAAAAGATTGTTAATAAAGGCAGTAAACAAGTCATGGATGACTTAGTAGAGTTGACTTCAGTCAAGGAGGAATCACCCCCTAATGAATAAATCCTTCTATCTATCTCTACTAAGCTCATTCTTCGTTATAACAAGCTGTTCTTTGTTACCAACTAAACCTGTTGAAGTAAATACTATTGCGTTACCTGCACCTATGTACCACCCACCACTACCCATGGAAATACAAGCCGTTGGTGTCGAATGGAAAGTTCTTACCCCAGAAATCATGGAAGAATATCTAAAGTTAGTACAAGAAGGTAAAGCTCCCGCGGTTGCGTATTATGCGTTAACTACGCCTCAGTATGAAAACTTATCGATGAACATGGCAGAAATAACTAGATATACTAAAGATATCCTGTCTATAGTTGAATACTATAGGGAATACGATGAGAAAGAATAGACAATGGCACGGCGGCAAGGGAAGTAGACAACGACCCACGGACCGCGAAAAGTTCAATACTAACTTCGATAAAATATTCAAAGACCGCAAGGCTAAAGAAAAACAATCCGCGAACCAAGAACTCCACTCATAACTTTTTCTCCTTTACTTTATTTTCAGCGTTTGCTTTGTAAATAGATACTAGTTGGCATATACTTGGGAAATGGCACAGCCTACTGGAACAATATCACCTACCCCTCCGTCAACCTCACCATTGATGGATAGAATTTATAATTATATAAACCAACCATTAAATACTGAAGACCCTATACAAAATCTTGTATCAGGCGTAGCCGAGTTTATTCCAGGAATATCTACCGAACTAGCTAGACGTAGAGGAGATACTATGGGTGAAGCGTTATCTTATTTAGACTATCTGGGAGCAGGGGGTGCAAAACTAGCTTTAAGTCCTTTTTTAATAGCTAGACGAAAAGAAATACAACAAACTCTTAAGACTTTTGACGAAGACCCAATATTAAAGGGTAATGAAACTGTTAGAGATTCTCTTAAGAAAGAACTAGACCAAATCAATAAAACAGAAGCAGAAGAATTAAGAATAAAACAACAGTATGATGAGTTTGTAAAAGACCCTACAAAGTTTGGTAAAAAACAACCTACAAAAGAAATAGCAGATTCCACAAAGAAAACAGGCAGAAAGCCTATGTCTGTTGATGAAATAGCTACACAAATTCGCAGGAACGAAGAAGCAGGAACACCGTTCATGTTTCGCGGTGAAAGAGGAATAGCTTCGTTATCTAATAAACCCACATATTTAGCCGCTGATGCACTAGACCCCAGATTGCCCGAGTTTAGTAAAAAAAGTCTTAAAATCTTACAGCCTAAATTTAACAAAGTTTTAGATGTTGATAATATGCCGTCTGATATAGACCAGTTATTAACTAACCGAGAAATGTATCGAAGTAGACCAAGTCGTGTAGGCGGCGAAAATCAAATGGATTTCGATATAGATAGAATTAGAGGCAATATAAAAGATAGTGTAAATAAAACTCCGTCTTCGATTAATAAAGAAACAACTGATTTCTTTCAAAAAGAAGGCTACGATGCTTTGCGTTTTCCACCTAGAAGATTTAAGGGCGAGGGAGATACCTATATCTCATTAGACCCTTTAAATAATTTATCAGAGTTTGAAAACGTTTCACCCGATGTGATACAAGACTTAATAAGAGAACTTGCTAGAAACCAAATGAAATAAATGACATCTAACGCAGATAAGCTAAAAGCTTTAAAAAACATAGACCTTGCGTATTTGAATAAATCTGAAGCTAAAGAGTTTACAGTTTTATTAGAAGAATTACAAAAACGTGAATTCCAAGAAAAAGCCACAAGTACCTTTATGGATTTTGTAAAATCTATTTGGTCTGAATTTATTAACGGCGACCATCACGTAAAAATGGCAAAAGCTTTTGACGATATTGCCAGTGGTAAATTAAAACGTTTAATTATCAATATGCCGCCTAGACATACAAAATCTGAGTTTGCGTCACATTTGTTTCCTGCTTACCTTTTAGGTAAAAATCCTAAATTAAAAATTATAGAAGCAACCCACACCGCTGACCTTGCAGTTAACTTTGGTAGAAAAGTTAGGGATTTAATTGATGGTGACGAATACAAAGAACTGTTTCCAGACACAGAACTAAAAGCAGACAGCCGTTCTGCTGGTAAATGGTTAACAAATAAAGGCGGCGAATATTACGCAGCAGGTATTGGCGGTGCACTAGCGGGTAGAGGTGCGGATTTATTTATTATTGATGACCCGCATTCTGAACAAGACGCTATGTCTGATAAAGCAATGGATGAAGCTTACGAATGGTTTATGGCGGGTCCACGTCAAAGGTTACAACCCGGAGGTGCAATCGTTATAGTTATGACCCGTTGGAATAAAAAAGACCTAACAGGAAGATTAACTAGGAAAATGGCACAAGATGAAGGTTCCGACCAATGGGAAATAATAGAGTTCCCTGCGATACTGCCTAGTGGAAAACCCCTTTGGAAAGAATTTTGGGAATTAAAAGAACTTGAAAGTATAAAAGCTTCTGTTAGTCCATCTAAATGGGCGGCACAATATATGCAAAGACCCACAGGTGAAGGTATTTCGATTATACCTAAAGATTGGTTTAATGTTTGGGAAGAAAACACACCGCCGAAATGCGATTATATTATTCAAAGTTATGATACAGCATTTTTAAAATCAGAAAGAGCTGACTTCACTGCTATAACAACGTGGGGAGTTTGGTACCCTGAAGGAAAAATAGGTGAAGAACATTATCCAGGAAACGAAGCACACTTAATTTTAATAGATTGTATTAAAGAAAGATTTGATTTTCCTGAATTAAAAAACGAAGCGTTACGCTTGTATGATTATTGGGAACCCGACACAGTAATTATTGAAGCCAAAGCCAGTGGCATTCCATTAGTACAAGAATTACGTAGAGTAGGTATTCCTGTAAACACTTTTAGTCCCGGAAAAGGACAAGATAAAATTGCAAGGTTAAATTCAGTGTCTCCTATTTTTCAAGACGGACGCGTTTGGGTACCTGATAATAGATTTGGCGAAGAACTTATGGAAGAAGTTTCTGACTTTCCCGGAGGCGAAAATGATGACCTCGTTGACGCTACAACATTAGCATTAGCAAGGTTTAGAGAAGGTGGTTTCTTACAATTAAGTAGTGATTATTTTGAGGAAGAAAGTTATTATGAAGGCGAAAGGGTTTATTATTAATCAAAATCATACTATGATTTATCAACATGGCTATTGAAAAACAAGCAATCTCCGCAGTTCCTGATAATTCTGAAGCTATAGAGCTCGAAATTATGGAACAGCCTGAAGAAGAAACTGAACTTTTTGTACAATCAGACGGTTCAATAATCCGAGGCAGCGACATGCCAGACGAAACTGTTTCAAAGTTTGGTGAAAACTTAGCAGACACTTTAGATGAACGGGAACTAAACACTATAGCTACAGAATTAGTTAGTTCTTACGAAGATGATTTAGATTCTAGAAACGATTGGTTTCAAACATATACAGAAGGACTGGATTTATTAGGAATAAATTCTACTTCTAGGTCACAACCTTTTGTCGGAGCTTCAGGAGTTCATCACCCAATACTTGCAGAAGCTGTAACTCAGTTTCAAGCACAAGCTTATAAAGAAATGCTGCCGGCAGGTGGACCTGTTGATACAGAAGTTTTAGGAATGACCGATAACGCTAAGCTAGAAAAAGCAAATCGTGTTAAAAATTTCATGAATTATCAAATAACATACAAAATGGAAGAGTATGACCCAGAAATGGACCAGCTTTTATTTTATTTACCGTTATCTGGTTCAGCATTTAAAAAAGTTTACTATGACCCCGCTGTTGGACGTGCTGTCGCACGTTTTGTTAAGTCAGAAGATTTAGTTGTTCCGTATTATGCGGTAGATTTATTAACTTCTCCTAGAATTACTCACGTGATTCATATGAATGAGAACGAATTACGTAAATTACAGCTGTCTGGTTTTTATAAAGACATGGATATGGCGGCTCCGGGAAGTTCTGCTGAAACAACAGAAGTCGATGACAAAATAGAGGAGCTTCAAGGACTAAGTAGAACAGTTAGTGACGAAGAATACACACTTTTAGAGATGCATGTTGACTTAGATTTAGATGGATATCAGGATTTAGACGAAAATGGCGAAGAAACAGGCTTAGCACTACCATATATCGTCACAATTTGCAAAGATAACAACAAAATTCTTTCAATTAGACCAAATTATAGCGAAAAAGACCCAATGCGTAAGAAAATTGAACATTTTACGCATTATAAGTTCCTTCCAGGACTAGGTTTTTACGGTTTTGGCTTAATTCACATGATGGGCGGCTTAACTAAGTCAGTTACAGCAATTTTACGCCAATTAATAGACGCAGGGACACTTTCTAACCTTCCAGCAGGGTTTAAATCACGTGGATTAAATATTCAACGTCATGATGACCCGTTACAACCCGGAGAATGGAGAGATGTTGACGCTCCTGGGGGAAGATTACAAGATGCTTTTCTTCCGTTGCCTTATAAAGAACCAAGCGGTACTTTAGCTACGCTATTAGGAGCATTAGTAGATTCCGGTAAAAGATTTGCGGCTACAGTAGAAAATCCAACAGGCGATGGTAACTCCGAAGCCCCTGTAGGAACAACAGTAGCACTTATGGAAAAAGGACAAAGAGTTATGTCTGCAATCCATAAAAGATTACATTACGCACAGAGAACCGAGTTTAAAATACTGAAAAGAGTATTTAGCGAGTTTTTACCTCCAGAATACCCTTATCAAGTACAAGGTGCGTCTGAAAACGTATTTAAACAAGATTTCGATAATTCTGTAGATGTTATACCTGTAAGCGACCCTAATATCTTTAGCATGACACAAAGAATTACTTTAGCTCAAACACAGCTACAAATGGCACAAGCGGCACCTCAGTTACATGATTTACGTGAATCTTATAGAAAAATGTATTTAGCTTTAAATATTAAAGATATCGATGCTTTATTGCCTCCTGAGGAGGAAGTACCTCCAAGAGACCCAATAAGCGACCAACAAGCAGCTATGACAGGGAATCCTATAAAAGCGTACCCTTTCCAAAACCACGAAGCGTATATTGGAGCTCATAGTGCATTTATGCAAAATCCCATGGTTCAACAAAACCCTATCGCTACACAAGCAATAGGTGCGAATATACAAGAACACCAATCTATGTTATATAGACAACAAATAGAACAAGCAATGGGTCAACCATTACCTCCGTTAGACCAACCTATGCCGCCTGAAATGATGAACGAAATAGCTATGATGGCAGCACAAGCAACACAACAAGTTACAGGTCAAGCACAAGCTATGGCACAAGCACAAGCAGCAGCACAACAAAACCCGCAAATGGAAATGTTCCAGCAGCAATTACAATTAGAAAAAGAACAACTTATGCAGAAGTCAGAAGATGATGCAAGAGACGCACAACTTGCAGCTATGAAAACAGAACTAGACGCACAAATCAAACGTGAAAAAATAGAAGCTGATTTAAAAGTACAAGATACTAAATCTGCTATAGAATTGCAAGAATTAGAGCTAAAAGCAAAAGCTGATGCTGATAAGAACTATAATGAACTGGTAAAAACAGTTAGAGATAGTAGACAATAAAAACGGAGAAAATTATGCATAAAAATAGAGATTACCCGTCGCCTTCTAAAAAGGTGAACAGGGCTGCTCCTAGTGAGCCTAAAATGGTAGATAATACTAAAACACAAACCGTTGCTGCTGGCGAAGTAAATACAGACGCAAAAGGCAATGTTGTTGGTAAAGAGTCTAAAGTAAAGGCTGCTTACGGACAAACTAAAGGACTTCTTTGGTATAACTACATTAAATAAATGGATTATATCTTAGCTACGGAGCATTTGCTTCGTAAATATCGTGAGAGAAAAGAAGCTCTCACGCAAACACTAGCTTCTGGAAGTATTGAAGATTTTAATCAGTACCAAAGGATAGTTGGTGAAATAGCAGGTTTGAATTTCGCTGAACAGGAAATTCAAACTTTACATTCTAATATGGAGGATGCAAATGACTAGTAAAGTCGAAACAAAAACTGTTCCAGACCGAGTATTAAGAGATTTTGGAAGTGATAAGCCTAAAGATGTGAATCTTGACGAGCCTACAATCACTCCTGAAAACTTAGAAGCTCATGCGGAATCGCTACCACGTCCAACGGGGTATCGTATTTTAATATTACCTTTCACACAATCAACAGTGACTAAAGGTGGCATACATTTAGCTAAAGCAACGGTAGACAAGGAAAGACTTGCAACTGTTGTAGGTTATGTTGTTGCCATGGGAGCTGATGCTTATAGTGACCCACATAAGTTCCCTGATGGAGCTTGGTGTAAAGAAGGTGATTGGGTAATCTTCGGTAGATATGCTGGGGCTCGTTTTCAAATAGAAGGTGGCGACATGCGTCTTTTAAATGATGATGAGATTTTAGCTACTATTGGTGACCCCGAAGCAATTTTATCATAACAATCTTGAGGAGGACTCATGCAAAATAACGAAGCAGAAAAAGTAGAATTAGAACTAGAACTTCCCGAAGGGGAAGTAGACATACATGCAGCAGACGTTGACGATTCGATTAAAGACGAAGCAGTTGAAGAACCTGTTGTAGAACAAACTCAAACAAAAGACGAGTTAGACGAGATTAGTGATTCAGTACAAAAACGTATTGATAAACTAACTTATAAAATGCGGGAGGCAGAAAGACAGAGAGATGAAGCTGTTAATTATGCTCAAAGCGTTAATCATACAGCAACAACTTTAAAAGAAAAGTTAAAGAACTCAGACTCTTCCCTTTTCAAAGAGTATGATAATAGGGTACAATCAGAAATTGAAAGAGCCAAAACCGCTTTAAGGGAGGCTCAGGATGCAGGAGACGGGGAAGCAGTTGCAAACGCAACTGAAAAACTTTCTAGAGTAAGTGCAGAAGCAGAAAATCTCAGAAGATTATCTGCACAACAACAACTTAGAGAGAAAAACGAACCTCAAGAAGTTGCAGTAGAGCCTTATCAACCTACTTTACAGCCACAAGCTGTAGGACCTGACCCTAAAGCAGAGGAATGGGCTAAACAGAACACATGGTTCGGAGATGACCAAGCAATGACATTTGCAGCTTTTGGAATACATAAAGAATTAGTTGAAGGGGGAATAGACCCTACTTCTGATGCTTATTATACTGAAGTTGATAAACGTATGGCTGATACATTTCCACACAAATTTTCTAACGAGCAATCTGCCCCCGTGCAACAGGTTGCTGCTTCCAGCAGAGGTGCTGGTGGTAAAAAATCATCACGCAAAATAAAGTTGACACCAAGTCAAGTAGCAATAGCTAAAAGACTAAATGTGCCGCTAGAAGAATATGCTAAGCATATCGAAGGAGTATAAAATGACCGAAGATAATAAAACAACAGAAGTCAGAACTGACCGTAACTCACGGTCTGCAGAGACACGAGCCTCTCAAACTCGCAGAACGCCTTGGAAACCCCCGTCAATGTTAGACGCACCTGAAGCACCTCCTGGATATCAATTCAGGTGGATTCGTGAAGCTACTAGAGGACAAGATGATAAATCTAATATGTCTAAACGTGTTAGAGAGGGATATGAACCTGTGAGAGCAGAAGATTATCCTGATTTCGAAGCTCCTACAATAGATAGCGGAAGCAATACAGGAATAATTGGGGTCGGAGGTTTAATCCTCGCTAAAGTTCCCGTCGAAACCGCACAAGAACGTACAGAGTATTTTCAAGACCAAGCAAAATCTGCTATGGACGGTGTAGACCACTCCTTTATGCGAGAAAGCGATGCTAGAATGCCGATAAAAGATAGTGATATCCAAAGGTCCTCTAAAGTCGCGTTTGGTAGCAAGCCTACCAACAAAGGAGATTAATAATAACAATGTATATAAGCAAAGGAGATTATCATGGCTAATACAAATAAACCAGATGGTTTTACTCCAGCATATCATATGTACGGTGGTGTTATTCGTCCTGCTAAAATGAGAATCGCAAGTGCAACTAACGCATCAATCTTTTCAGGTGATGTTGTTAATTTATCTAGTGGTTATGTCATTCAAGGCACGGCGACAGGCACTCCTGTAGGTGTGTTTTATGGAGTATTCTATACAGCTACTGACGGTACTCCAACTTTTTCGAAAGTTTGGAATGCTGACACGGCTACTCTTGGCGGAGCAGATGCAGAAGCTCTCGTTTATAATGACCCTGCGGTCGTTTACGAGGCTCAATTTACAGCGGGTACACCTGCCGTAAGTTTCATCGGCTCTAAATACACTCTTTCTACTACTGCTGGTTCAACAGTAAATGGTAGGTCTAAAGAGGGTGTGACTGCAACAACATCAAGTGGTGTAGCGTTATGTGTTGGATTCGCTTCGCAACCAAGCAATGAAATAGGTGCTTATGCGAGAGGACTCTTTACATTCCCTACTAACACGTTTGCTGTATAATCTAAGGAGAATAAATAATGGCAATTAATAGAGCCCAACTAGTCAAAGAACTAGTACCAGGACTCCATGCTCTCTTTGGATTAGAGTATGAGAGATATAACAACGAACACGAAGACATCTTCGACACCGAAAGTTCTGAAAGAGCATTCGAGGAAGAAGTAATGTTAAGTGGGTTTGGTGAAGCACCGACTAAGGGAGAAGGAGCAGCAGTCGTTTACGATACAGCTCAAGAATCTTGGACATCACGTTTCACACACGAAACTGTAGCATTAGCATTTGCGTTGACAGAAGAAGCTATCGAAGATAACCTCTACGATACACTATCTTCAAGATACACAAGAGCTTTAGCTAGGTCAATGCAAACAACTAAACAAGTGAAAGCTGCGAACATTTTAAATAATGCCTTCAGTAGTTCATATGTTGGTGGTGACGGCGTAGAATTATGTTCTACTGCTCATCCGACTGTTGCTAATGTTGACTTAAGAAATGAGCTAAGTGTTGCGGCTGACTTAAATGAGACTTCTCTTGAACAAGCGTTGATTGACATCGCTGACTTCAAAGACGAAAGAAATCTTAAAGTTAATGCACAGGCGAAAAAATTAATTATTCCGCCTGCTCTACAATTCGTAGCAGATAGACTGATGGAAACTCCGGGAAGAGTTAGTACGTCAGATAATGATATTAATGCAATTAGAAATATGGGAATGGTCTCAGAAGGCTACGTTGTAAATCATTATCTAACAGATACTGATGCTTTCTTTATCAAAACTGACGTACCTAACGGATTAAAACATTTCGTTAGAACTCCTGTATCAACTAGTATGGAAGGCGACTTCGAAACTGGTAATGTAAGATACAAAGCTAGAGAACGTTACAGCTTTGGTTGGAGTGACTGGAGAGGTATTTTCGGTTCACCCGGAGCATAACTCACTTTCGTGAAAAAATTAAGGGAGCTTCGGCTCCCTTTCTTTTTTGATTTTAATGATGTATCATGACAAGAGTTCTAGGATTAATACAAACAATCTATCGACTGACCTAGCAGACAAGCCAAGACGATAGAGGTTATTAAGGAGACTTAATATGGCAAAATCAACATTTTCAGGTCCTGTAAAATCATTAGCAGGATTCATCGCAGCAGGTAATGCTAACGTCGTTAGTTTAACTGCAGACACAAGTATCACAGTAGCAGACCATGCAGGTAAAGTTCTTGTATGTAATGACGCAGACGGTAAATTTACTTTACCAACTATCGTCTCAACTGCCCCAGGAAGTAACGACGACCCAAATCAAACAAATAACTTAGGTGCTACATTTACTTTTATAGTAGTTACAGCAGCAACAGATATGGACATCTTAACTGATGGAACTGATAAATTTGTGGGTGGGTTATATACTGGTGTTACTAATGCAACAGGTAAAACATTTATTTCAGGTGCATCTAACGATGTTATCACAATGAACGGGTCAACTAAAGGTGGATTAGCAGGTAGTATTGTTAAATGTACAGCAATGGCTACTGCTAAATATGCTGTAGAAGGTATTATTTTAGGTTCAGGAACTTTAGTTACTCCATTCGCTGACGCTTAATAGGAGCTTAATATGAGTTCATCCGATGTAAAAGCAACTAAGGCTTTAACAGCTACAGGGCAACTACAAGGGTTCATAGGCACTGGTGCAGGTACTGCAACCAATTTAGGTCCAGTAAGAATTCAATCTGTACAGGCACAAGCAAGTGCAGCAGATGGTTCTATAAAAATCTACGATGGAACTAGTGCTAGCGGAACTAAACTTTTAATAGAGTTTAAATTTGGTTCAGCAGCAAATGAATCTTTTGACCACTATCTACCTAATGATGGAGTTAAGTTCAATACAGGAGCCTATGTCGTATTAGATAATTGCGACTTTTTTGTAGCTTACTACACTTAATATGGCAACTTCAGGAACTCGTGCATTTAGTTTAGATGTAGCGACCGCAATCGAAGAAGCGTACGAACTTGCAGGACTGGAAGCTCGTACGTCTTATGATGCAGTAACTGCAAGACGTTCTTTAAATATTATGTTTGCTGACTGGTCAAACAGAGGCATTCAAATGTGGGAAGTTTCTAAAGCAGAGCTTACCCTAACAAAAGGAACTAACGAGTACACCCTTAATTCTTTCGATATAGACATCTTAGACGCTTATATTGAAAGAACAGAAAACAACACTGTTACTGATTACGTTTTAGACAGAGTAGATAGAAACGAATACATCAATATTCCAAATAAGTCTACTGAAGCAAGGTCAACCGAGTTTTGGCTAGAACGATTAAAAGAACCTGTTCTTCATCTTTATCCAACGCCCGAGAACTCAACTGACAAACTCGTTTACTATGTTTGGCGTAGAATACAAGACAATACAGCACAAGTTAATGACATTGATATACCAAGCAGATTTATGCCTTGTGTAGTTTCTGGATTAGCCTACTATTTATGTTTAAAAAAGAACGTACAAAAATTAGCCATAATGAAAGAACAGTACGAACAAGATTTAGCTAACGCTATACGATATGATGAAGACCGTTCGCCTTTAAGACTTGTTCCTAAACATGAGTATATCTAATGGCATACGCTTCTGGTAAATACGCTTATTTTATATGCGATACTTGCGGATTTAGATATCCGTATAAGGACGCTAGAGGTAATTGGGAAAATTTTAAAACGTGTAGAGAATGTTATGAACCCAAACACCCTCAATTAGACCCTCCAAGTATTTCAGCAGATGCAGAAGTTCTTTGGAAACCTCGTCCTGACGTTTCTTTACCTCAAAGTCAATTAGGAGTTATAATTACTACAAACGCAGGTAGTGGCATGACTTTTAAATCAGACCCAATAGGAACAGCTTTTGATGGAATAGGAGCAACTAGTACCTTAGGAAGTGTAACGGTGAGTATAACATAATGGCAGGATTTACATACAGCGGCTTAAAAACAGCAATACAGAATTATTTAGATAATACTGAGACTACGTTTGTAAACACATTAGATACTTTTATACAAACTGCAGAAGAACGTATTTTAAAATCAGTACAACTACCCACTTTTCGTAAAAATGTTGATGGAGTAGTAACTACAGGAAACACTTATCTCACTAAACCTACGGATTTTTTGTCGCCGTTTAGTTTAGCACTAATAGATGGAAACGGTAACTATAGTTATTTATTACTAAAACACGTTTCCTGGATTAGGGATTACACACCGCTACCGACAACAACTGGCGAACCTCTTTACTATGCTCAGTTCGATGACGATAGTTTTATTATAGCTCCGACTCCCGACGTAGATTACTCGGTAGAGCTACATTATAATTATCGACCAAACTCTTTAACAACGGTAGGAGATGACAATCAGACATGGTTATCTGATAATGCTCCTAATGCTATGCTCTATGGTTCTTTAGTGGAAGGTGCAGTATTTATGAAAGCTGACCCGAATACAATAGGTCTATACGAACAAAAATATCAAGAATCATTAGCAATGCTTAAATTGTTAGGCGAGTTTAAAGACGTAAGAGATGAGGCTAGAAACGACCAAATAAAATTAATGCCACAAGGAACAATGAATGTTTAGTGTAGATACAGAAACAACAATGGGACAGGTAACTGTTCAAACAACGAACAATAAAGGTTTAAGTCCAGAATATTGGACAGACAGAATAATGGAACGACTAATTGCTGTTAGTGATAATGCAGACCCTATGGTAAAAGCACAGGCGGATGCATTTAAACAAAATATACAAGCAGTTGTTTTGTTATACATGAAACAGGCTATTTCTAGCGATAGAGCAACAGTAGCAGGTTTGTTAGAAAAACAAGGTCATAAAGATATGGCTGAAATAATAAGGAGGCTGTAATGGCAATATCACAAGCAATGTGTACGTCTTTCAAAAAAGAACTCATGGAAGGAGTACATAATTTTAAAAACTCGGGCGGTAATACATTTAATTTAGCACTTTACACAAGTAGTGCTTCTTTAGGTGCGGCAACTACTGCATACACAACAAGTAACGAAGTAAGTGGAACAAACTACACTGCGAAAGGAGCTTCATTAACTAGAGTAGACCCAACAACATCAGGAACCACTGCGTTTACTGATTTTGCTGATTTAACTTTTAGTTCAGCAACAGTTACTGCAAACGGAGCAATGATTTTTAATGATAGTGCTTCAGGAGACCCTGCTGTCGCTATTTTAGCATTTGGAGGAGATAAAACATCAACTAATGGTGATTTTACTATTCAATTCCCTGCAGCAGATGCTTCAAACGCTATTATAAGAATATCTTAATAGCCTATGGCTAGTGTAACAGGTTGGGGCAGAGCTACTTGGGGCGAAGGTTCCTGGAATAAGGCTGCACCCATAGTATTGACAGGACTTGCTGGAACTTCCGCATTAGGAAGTGAGACAGTTGTTGCTACTGCCGTTTTCTCCGTTACAGGAGTTGCCGGAACCTCTGCATTAGGAAGTGAGACAGCTATCGCTGAAGCTGTTGTAGTAGTCGCGGGTAATGCCGGAACTTCCGCATTAGGAAGTGAGACAGTTACTGCTACAGCTAATATATTACCTTCAGGTAATGTAGGAACATCAGTATTAGGTAACGAAGTTGTATTAGGTGCTGCAGTTACAGGAGTAACAGCAGACGCTGCATTAACCATGCTCGGGGATGAGTCTGTTATAGCTGAAGCAAACATTTCTGTGACAGGCAATGCAGGAACGTCAGCCTTAGGAACTGTTACTACTGCAAGCAGTAATACTATTCCGG